GGTTTGAGAAAACGTCTATGAGGTTCAAAAGGGTTACGAAAAACATAATCAATATCAAAATCACCTCTATATCTAGCATCTAATAAATCATGAATAGTGCAATCTTGAATATATTTTTGCTGATCATCACTAAACTTTGATTTGTAGTACCTAGGTAAAGCTATCTTATGTCCTTGACTATCAACACAAAACCTTTGATTAAGATAAATACCAGAATTTGAGTTAAAAGTATCCAATCCAATACCTTTTGACATTGAAAGATAAGGTGGAACAAGGCCATGATCCAAAAACCACTGTGTAGATAATTCTTGTTTCTTGTCAGTATATCGGGCTACGTAAGCAGCACAGGCGGGTTCAAACATACCGATGTCAGTAAGACCATAAGGCCACAAACGATTAAGAGTGTCAGAGTTATAACGCATATGACCACTCGAAGAGAATAAGTTGAATTTTTGATCGGGGAAAACGAAGCCAAAAATAATAATGTGATGATGAGGCCGAAGATTAAGAGTTCCATATTCGCCACAGTGAAAATATTTAAGACCTGATCCATACTTTTTTCTAAACCTCTTAATAAATAAAACAAAGTCATCTTTGATAAGGGAAGGCGATTGAAGATGATCGTCGTCATAAGTAAGAGTGACAAAACTAGAGAAAGGATATTTTAGACTTTCATGCCAACACCTGAGCGCCCACATTTTAGCATGATCTAAACGACATTGAATGCAATGACCACAAGGCACCTGAATACGTTGATCAATATCAAGTGCCTTTTTAGGATTGAAAACTATTGTACGTTTACCATTCTCAGTTAAAGATGCACTCCACCAACCAGTTAGCGGAGAGACACACATCAGATTCTAAAACCACCACGAGTTAAAGCAGGTGCGTAATTAATAGGCGCTGATAAAGAATGCTTACTAAAGTTTGCACGGGATGCCTTACGGCTAATTTTTTTTCGTTTCATGAATAAGCTCCTTAATACACTTATAAATAATGAAAGGACTAACAATTAAAATCAAAAGAACAATTAAAATAGAAAGATCATACATAACTACCTCATATAAGAATGTGAAAATTGATTAGTGATTTTAGCAGAATTTAAACTATCGAGAGCAGATTTAACACCGTTAAGAAGAGAAGAACCATAACGACCGAGAGCACCTACAGAATTTTCAACTACACCACCAATAGAACGAACAGTAGGATTAGTACCATATCGACTAATTTGCCAAGAATTAACATCAGCTTGTTTAGCCAAAGCAGAATTAAGCGAATTTTGATAAGCAAGGGAATTGCCTTGTAAGTTCATAAAGTTAATGTGCGCGTTAGCTTCCTGTGACTTAGCAAGATTTAACTTTTCCTGAGCAGAGAGATTACGATTTTGGTAAACGTAATTAGCAATCTGTGAGTTTTGAAGAGCAGTATTACTATCAACTTGTTTAGACTGAGTAACTGCATTCATTAAGTTAGTATCAGCATTTTTACCGGCGATATTTAACTCCTTGTCTTTTAGTTGAGCTTGAATTAAATCACTAAAAACTTGTAAACCGGCTTGAAGTTGTTGATTACGTGCTTGTTGACGAGCAGATACAGCGGCAGCAGCAGAATTAGACTGAATAACACCAGATGATGTAGCTGGAGCGCCATTACCACCAGTAGCAGACAAAACGGGATTAAGACCGGCAGAACGAAGATCATTAACTTCACGTTGGTGAGCGGTATTAGCCATGTATTCGTCATGTTTCCACTGAGCTTGTGTCATATTAACATCGTAGAGCATATCTTTATAAGAACGGCTATTATTTTTTCCAGAGAACATACCAGAACCGGCCATAGAACCAAGAGCACCAATAATACCGGCAGCAGCACCAGTAAAAAAATAATGACGTTTAGAATTTTGTACTTGAAAGTCATGAACTGTAAAACGCATAAATTACTCCTAGAAATGATCGATTAAGCCTGGAACACCGTATAAAGGCATAGGTCTAATGCATTTGAGGTCAAAAAAGAAGTCACCAATAAAATGAGGTTCATTTTGAACAGCAACAACACGAGAAATAGGAGGGTTCTCTTCAATGAAGTCAGAGTTGAGCTTAGGTAAAGTAGTAAACTTTTGTGACAGATGCCAAACGTCTAAGGTTTGAGGGTCAGAACTGCGTAATTTACCAGTGATAAGAGAAGGCTTATAACGATACTCTGCAAATCTTTCTTGATAACCGAATACTTGATCATCTTCGACAGTACCTTGCGCGAAGATTTCTTTATTTAAGACTGCTTGCTCGCCTAAGTGAGCTAATGCAGGCCAATAGAAATCAAATCGAGTTTGTCTAGACCACATTCTGTTAATACCTTGCTGATAGGTAAGGTCAGCACGAACAGACATAAGACCAATGATATAACCATGCTCTACAAATGAGTGATTGAAGTCATCATGAGTATTAGAGATGTAACCGAATGCTGCTAAGTTACCTTGAGGAGTAACAGAAGTAGTTGAAGAAGTCTGCTGAACAGGGTTAATTTGAACAGGAGTTGAACAACCACCAAGATATTCAGGTCTTTGTAAGCGAGCATCAGGAGATATAACACCGAAATGAGAGCGTAAGATTTCAGTATATCGAGTACCACCACGAGCATCACGTTCTAATAAACGCTGAATTTGGAAAGCAGAACGTAAATCATTGACATTTACAGAACTTTGAGAAGTAGACGTAATTTGTAAATAACTAGCTAAACGATTAAGGCTTTCTTGACCGAGAATAATGTTACCTCCAGAAGAACCACCATCGGCAAAATTACCATAGTATAAATCTAGTTTAGGGTCAACATAAGATTTCATAATAGGCGCAGATCCTGGTACGCCTTCGTTGACAGAATAAACCTCTGATTTAAGACCAGCAGCTCCAGTAAGACCCTTAGCAGTAGTCAAACCAAAATAAGAATCTTTCATAATAGGGAAAAGAGGATTAACAGTAGATATGTCTCTAGCTGAAATATCACCGGCTAAAGGAACAGTAACGGCAGAACCTTTTTGAGGCCAAGGGAGACAAGAAGTGAAATAGTCGTGTCTTTTTCCACGTTTAAGAAGTTTGTAATTGTTTAAGTTGTCAGAATCACCATGTTCGACAGTAACAGAATCTTGAAGATTTTCGTCTCTATACCACTCGTTCCAAATAAGATTATAAGCACGTAAAGGGAGAGAGTTTACAGACAAATTAGCAACACCAGTAGGAAGGCCAAAATAGTCGAAAATAGACTGTACACCAAAACCACCTTGAGGAGAAGTAATTGTAGGTACTAAGAAATCTGTGCTATCGGTAGGGTCACGTTGTTCACCGTTAAAGTTAGTCCAATGGTCCCAAAGAAGTCGATTAGGAACAAAAAAGAACTGCATATCAAGGAACATATTATCCATGATAGGAACAATAGGAGTAGATAAACGAGCTAATACAGAAGTCTTTAGCTTAAAAGTATCACCAGGTAAAACTTCGTCGCAAAAGAAGGGAATTAGTAAACCTTCGTTAAAAGTTGTCTTGTAACCAAAAGAACGATCAAAAGAAGAACGTTCAATATTAGTCTTAGGAATCATACTAAAAGCATGTTTCATCACTGATTTCATATGCGTATATTACCTATATGTATTTATCTAAAAAATTCAAAAATAACCTCGCAAAGTAGCATTCTTAGGCGAGGTGTCGATCCGCACATATATAACAAGAAAGGTATGTGCGGTTAACTCTTCAAATCAGAGCTAGAGTTATTAACAACAGTTTGCTGTCCAGGAACAGAAGTCTTAGCAGCTTGAGCAAGATAATCAGGATCAAGCAGCTTAGAACGTTCACGTTTAAACTGCTGATAAGATTCTTTATTCCAAACACCAAGTTCGCCTAATTCATCAATGCGAGAAGGGTCAGATATAGCACCAATAAAATTATTGAGATCATCACCAAACTTACGACGTACATCACTTGGAAGATTGGAGAACTGATCGTTAAGGAACGCAATCTTATTTTGCGCAGTTTGGAAATCATCGAGATTAGAAAAGTCACCGTAAGAGCCTTGATCTTGTGGCATAAGTTGAGAAGGTTCAACACCGAGGGCTTGAGCTTGCACAGCAAATTTAGCAAGTATGTTATTGATATCACAAGATTCTTTAAATTCTTGTTGAGTGAGCGAAGGCTTAGAACTGTCTGCAATAGGACTTTTAGGGGCTTTGTACCTGGTATAAAATTCAACCATTTATTAAACACCATAAAAAAAATAACCGTCAAATACAAAATAACAATTAGTAGAAGGCGAAAAATAGAGACCTTCACAAGGAAGATCAGGATCAAGAGAGATCCTGAAAATCCTGGATAAAATTAGAT